TCGTACCGGCAGATGACCTAGTGGTTCCGTATACGGCTACCTCATTAGACGATGCGGAATCGGTTATCCACATGGTTCGTATGTCTGAAAATGAATTACGAAAACAACAAGTAGCAGGATTCTATCGGGACATTGAATTGAGTCCAGGCTATTTAATGGAAACAGAAGTTGAGAAAAAAGAAAGAGCACTTGAAGGAGTATCTCGAGGACGAGATGAAAAAATTTATACTCTTTTAGAATGTCACGTTAATTTGGATCTGGAAGGATTTGAAGATGTTAATCCGCAAGATGGAGATTTTACTGGAATCAAACTGCCTTACATTGTGACATTAGAAGAAGGCACAAGAAAAGTACTATCGATTCGAAGAAACTTTGAAATCGGAGATCCTAAAAAAGAAAAGATTCAATACTTTGTTCATTTTAAATTTTTACCAGGCTTAGGCTTTTATGGCTTTGGCTTAATTCACATGATTGGTGGATTATCACGAACGGCTACCGCTGCTTTGCGCCAGCTTCTCGATGCTGGAACATTAGCAAACTTACCTGCAGGATTTAAAATGCGTGGAATTAAAATGAGGGATGAAGCACAATCGATACAACCGGGAGAATTCAGAGATGTGGATGCACCCGGCGGAAATTTAAGAGATGCCTTCATGCTGCTTCCATTTAAAGAACCCTCTCAAACCTTACTATCTTTAATGGGAGTCGTGGTACAAGCAGGACAACGATTCGCTTCAATAGCGGACCTGCAAGTGGGTGATGGGAATCAGCAAGCAGCTGTGGGCACGACTGTAGCCTTGTTAGAAAGAGGTTCACGAACGATGTCGGCCATACATAAAAGATTGTATGCTGCCATGAAAAAAGAATTTAATTTACTCTCAAGAGTATTCAAACTTTATCTACCACCCGTATACCCATACGATGTTGTCGGAGGCCAAAGACAAATTATGAAAATGGACTTTGACGACAGAGTAGATATTCTGCCAGTTGCAGATCCAAATATTTTCTCTCAAACTCAGCGTATCTCCCTTGCGCAAACGGAACTGCAATTGGCGTCCTCAAATCCAAAAATGCACAACCAGTATGAAGTTTACCGGAATATGTACGAAGCGCTAGGCGTTAAGGATATCGACCTAATTTTAAAGAAACCACCAGCACCGATGCCGAAAGATCCGGCGCTCGAGCACATTGACGCTTTGGCGGGAATGCCTTTTAGGGCTTATCCGGGCCAGGATCACCGTGCACATATTACTGCGCACTTGAATTTTATAGCAACGAATCTGGTAAGAAATGCACCGATGGTGATGGGAGCCGTTGAAAAGAACTGTCTTGAACACATCAGTTTAATGGCACAAGAACAAATAGAATTAGAATTTAGAGATGAGTTACCTCAGTTGATGCAGATGCAACGAGCAGCACAACAAAACCCTGCGTTAGCCCAACAAAATCCACAAATGCAACAACAGATGCAACAGCTTCAACAAAAGATTGATGCAAGAAAAGCAGTGTTAATCGCTGAAATGATGGAAGACTTTATGAAGGAAGAAAAGAAAATTACTTCTCAATTTGACCATGACCCAATTGCTAAGCTAAGATCCAGAGAACTGGATATTAGAGCGCTTGACAATGAAGCAAAAAGAAAAGATGCTGAACAAAAACTTAATCTAGAAAACATGAAGGCGATGATGAATCAAGATATTCAAGAAACTAAGATCGACCAGAATGAAGAACTGGCTGAATTAAGAGCAGATACGTCCATTGAAAAACAAGAAATGGCGAATGCAAATAGATTAAAACTCGCTAAAATGAAACCAAAAGGAGGACAATAATGACAACAGGAAAAGGGTATGCACCCTTAGGCAAATCGAAAACGATTCCTTCACCGGATGTAAATAGAAATAACAAATCGGTGAAAACAAGCGGCGATAAAAAAGATAGAAACGCTGTTACAGGAACTCGTGCTGCTCGACCACAAAAACCAGTAACTTGGACATAATATGTGGTTTGGATTAGCAAAAATGGCGCTTCAGGCGGGAGGTAAGATATACTCTAACCGTCAGAAGACAAAAATGGCAATGTCTGATGCACAATTAATGCATGCAGAACGTATGGCTCGAGGTGAGGAAACTTACCAGGGCAAGCTTTTAGAATCCCGAGATAACGATTACAAGGACGAAATCGTCCTTGCGATTTTAACGTTGCCCATAATAATTTTGGCCTGGGGGGTCTGGTCAGACGATCCGGCGGCTATGGAGAAGATAAAAGTGTTCTTTGAGCATTTCCAGGCGCTTCCGTCATGGTTCACAAATCTCTGGATCCTTGTATGTGCGTCAATATTTGGTATAAAGGGGACTCAAATATTTAGAGGCGGAGGAAAAAAATGACCTTAAAAGATAAATTTGCAGCCATTAAAAGTATTAAGCCTAAATTAGGTTTAAAAAATAAAATGGAGTATTTAAAAAAATTAAAAAACAAACATCTTAACAAAAGAAAAAAATAATGGTAAACCCACGATATAGACCCACTATCGCTAATTCTAGAACATCTGTTGGACAGAAAAAAGAAGTAATACTAAGCGAAACAAAAAAAGATTTTGTATATCCTCCAAAGGAAAAATATATTGGATCACATATTAAAAGTGACTTGGCTGGTGAGCCAGTTTCAAATGAAAGTTATGAGAAGTATTATAAAGACTTAATATGAGTTTAGAAAACATAATCTATAAACTTCAAAGAAATTTAGATAAAAGAATACACCAATTAGCAATCTCGGTAACGTCCGGAGGGGTTGACAGTATGGAAACATACAAGTATATAATAGGACAAATAAATGCCCTAGAGGCAACTAAACAGGAAATCTCTAACCTGCTTAATGAAAAGGAGCAAAATGAAGGAACAGTCGTCGACATCAACACAAAAAATTCACTTACCAAATAAAGATTTAGTTGGTTTAAAAAGATCAGAAGAACAAAAAGAAGTTACAACAGAAAAAACAAAATTACCCAAACCTACTGGTTGGAGAATGCTAGTTTTACCATTTAGAATGGATGAAAAAACTAAAGGCGGAATCTTACTAGGAGGCGAAACTATAGACCGACAACAGGTTGCATCGCAGTGCGGAAGTGTACTTGCAATGGGAGACGCTTGTTATAGGGATAAAGAGAGATATCCAAACGGTCCGTGGTGCGCGGTTGGTGATTGGGTGGTCTTTGCACGTTATGCAGGATCACGTATAGAAATTGAAGGTGGAGAGGTTCGTCTTTTAAATGAAGATGAAATTTTAGCAACCGTACAGGATCCAACAGATAACCTGCACAAATATTAACCATAGGAAGGAAACTATGCCAGAGGAAAATAAAATAAAACAAGAAAACCCAAAAGTAGATTTAGATACTTCAGGACCTGAAGTCGATGTAACTTTACCAGAGGAAGTAAAAGAAGAAGAAGTAGTAGAAACCAAGGAACAGGAAACAGTAAAAGAAGTTGTAGAAGAAGTAAAAGAAGAAGTTAAAGAAGATGATTCTAAGTTAGAGGAATACAGTAAAGGTGTTCAATCACGTATTGCTAAACTCACAAGAAAAATGAGAGAAGCAGAACGTAGAGAAGGCGCTGCTGTTGAATATGCTCAAGCTTTAGAATATCAAAGAAAAGAAGATCAGAATACATTTAAAAAAATGGATACTGATTATTGGTCTAGATTTGAGAAAAATGTAAAAACAGGAATGGAATCTGCTCAAAAAGAATTAGCAGGCGCTATTGAATCTGGAGATGCAGCAGCTCAAGTTGAAGCTAATAAACGGATTGCAACATTAGCATTTGATAATGCTAAATTAGAGCAAGCCAAAGCAAATAAACCAGTTGCACAGGAACCTGTACAACTATCAGACGGTGGAAGATTACCACAGCAAACTCCGCAAAGTTTACCGGAACCTGATCCTCAAGCAGAAGCTTGGGCTAGTAAAAACACATGGTTTGGCAAAGATCGAGCCATGACCTTTACTGCCTTTGAAATTCACAAGGATCTTGTAAATGAAGGATTCGACCCTAAATCGGATGACTATTATTCTGAAGTTAATAAAAGAATAAAAGTTGACTTCCCTCATAAATTTGCTATAGGTGGTGATGTAGAAACGTCCAAGACCAATCAGTTGGTTGCTTCAGCTAAAAGAAGCGTAAGACCTGGACGCAACACTGTGAGACTCACATCTTCACAGGTAGCAATAGCTAAAAAATTAGGTGTGCCACTCGAAGAATATGCGAAACAAATAAAACTCACGGAAGGAGCATAATATGACAAAAGACGATACAAAAACTTCACGTGCGAGTCAAACACGGCAAAAGACTGAAAGGCCAAAAGTGTGGACTCCTCCATCTTCTCTAGATGCACCCCCTGCACCTGATGGATTCAGGCACAGATGGATACGGGCAGAGAGTTTAGGGTTTCAAGACACTAAAAATATCTCTGGAAGATTAAGATCCGGTTATGAATTGGTGAGAGCCGATGAATATAAAGATACTGATTATCCTGTAGTCACTGAAGGAAAATACAAGGGAGTGATTGGGGTAGGTGGCCTTGTGCTCGCAAGGGTACCCGAAGAAATCGCGAAGCAAAGAACTGAATATTATCAGCGACAAGCTGAAGGTCAGGACGAAGCGGTAGAACACGATTTAATGAAGGAAGAGCATAAGAGTATGCCTATTGATGTAAATAGGCAATCTCGTGTAACCTTCGGTGGTACAAAGAAAAGTTAATTTTTTAACTATTTTTAATCATCGATTTAAATTAACCCGTCCCTTCGGGGACAAAGGAGACAACTATGGCTAATAGAAATAGCGCAGGATTCGGATTTATCGCAGCTGGTACGTTAGGCAATACGCCTGCTACTAGTGGATTGTCTGAATATTTCATAGATGCTAATACTGCTGGTGACACTTTTAATGGCGAAGCAGTACAAGTTACTGCTGGATACATTGTCACTGCGGAGGATGCAGCTACTGCGGAAACTGTTGGTGTTCTATACGGAATCTTTTATAATGCAGCGACGACTTTAAAACCGACGTTTGCAAGCTGGTATGATGGAGCAATTACTCCAGCAAACAGTGAAGATATAAAAGCTTATGTTAACGATAATCCTTTTCAATTGTACAATGTCGCAACCGATGACGCAGTAGCAACTACTATTGTCGGTGCACATGCTATCTATCTTGACACATTTGATGTGAACACAGGTGGAAGTACAACAACTGGAAGATCGAACACTACACTAGATATTGGTGACACTCACGCTACTAACGATACATGGAGATTGATTAGAAGCGCGGAAGATCCAGAAAATAGCGATCTAACAGCAGCTTATTGTACCGTCGTTGTAATCCAAAACTTAAACCAGTACATTGATAGTTCTGGAAGTTAATACTGAATAGGAATAAAATATGGCTATATCAAGAACACAACTAGTTAAAGAACTAGAGCCAGGTTTGAATGCACTATTCGGCCTGGAATACAAGAGGTATGAAAATCAGCATGCTGAGATTTATACAACCGAGTCAAGTGACAGAGCTTTCGAAGAGGAAGTTATGTTATCTGGATTCGCTAACGCACAAACGAAAGCAGAAGGTCAAGGAGTATCTTTTGACAGTGCTCAAGAGACTTACACTGCACGTTACACTCACGACACAATTGCTTTAGCATTTGCAATCACAGAGGAAGCTATCGAAGATAATCTCTACGATAGAATTGCTTCTAGATATACAAAAGCTTTGGCACGTTCTATGTCTAATGCGAAACAAGTAAAAGCTGTTACACCTTTGAACAATGGGCTATCTTCGGTAGCTACGTTCAATGCGGGTGACGGTGTTTCTCTGTTCTCTACTAATCACACAACAATTAGTGGAACAGCAGTTAAAAATACTTTAACAACGCAAGCAGACTTGAATGAAACTTCATTAGAGCAGGGTCTAATCGACATTGCTGGAATGACAGATGAACGTGGATTGAGAGTGGCAGCTAGAGGGGTGAAAATGATTATCCCTTCAGCTAATCAGTTCAACGCTGAGAGATTAATGAAATCTCCAGGCAGAACTGGAACAGCAGATAATGATATCAACGCTGTATCATCAATGGGAATGATTCCTCAAGGATATAGAGTGAACAATTTCTTAACTGATACTGACAGTTGGTATATTATTACTGATGTGCCTAATGGTATGAAAATGTTCCAAAGAGCAGCTTTAAAAACTGCTATGGAAGGTGATTTCGATACTGGCAACGTTAGATACAAAGCTAGAGAAAGATACTCGTTTGGAGTATCCGACTATAGAGGTATCTTCGGTGTAGAGGGTGCGTAATCCAAAATAAATTTGTGGCGGAACATAGTTCCGCCACATTTTGCAAATAAGGTAAGAAATGCTTAAAAAATTCCTAGTACAGATATGGGCTTATGACTATCACGCTAAATTTGAAGTTTTAGCGGGGGATAATCGTGAATCTATTGAACAATCTATCCTTGACAAATTAGGAGATAAGAGTATAAAGTGGGAATCAACGGGAATGTTTAGAGACACTCCCCGTAGAATAACCTATGAGGAGGTTAGTAATGACCGAAGACCTATACAAACAAAAGAGGTCCTTGGAGTTAGGGTGGCAGTATGAGTATAATCAACACGGAAAATATACTCTTAATATGGTCGAAATTGATGAGAAAATTAAAAGTATCATCACTCAGATCAAAGCTGAAGAGTTTAAAATTGCTGATAGAGAAAATAAAATTAGTGATTCAGCTGCCCAAGTTTCTGTGGCAACTTAGATAAACGCCACATCGCTGAAATCGTACTTTTATGCAAGGATCCCTTGCACTCAATCAAAAAATAACATATAAATTTGCCACTATACAAATTTTAAAAAAAATTAAATGTAGACGCGTATAGTCGACATCCCCTAGGGACTACATTTAAAATATTCTAGGAGGAATATTATGGCAAACACAACGTTTAAGGGAACAGTAAGAGCAGAATCTGGTCTTAAAGTTTCCGCACAAACAGCTGCAACTGGTGCATACACAGATAAATTTACTGTTAATTCATCAGGACAGCCAATAACCGTAAATGGAGCACACTGGAAATATACAGCTGCATCAGGTTACGGACCTACTGATTTAATGATCGGTAAAGCTAGTAGTTCTGCAGCAACTGTAGATCCATTCGCTGAAAGTTCATCTAAATTATTTCCATTAGGAAGTGAATTAATTTACAATGACAGAAAATTCAGATATGGACTTAATGGTGGCTCAGCGATTACTGCTGGAAAACTCGTACAACACGTAACAGAAGTTGCTAATCACACTAACTGTGCTGCTACTGCAACAACTGCAGCT